ATATTTAGCTTGGGATTCTGTTTTACTAGGTGTACCAACGTTTTAGTGACAATGCTAAAACACTGAATTTAACTATGGATGATACGGCCCGCTTAACTGAAACGGTATCAAAAGCAGTTGCGATCAGTGGTGCAAGTGCAGAAGCAGCTGATGCAGCTTTAGTTCAATTCGGGCAGGCTTTGGCAAGCGGTACATTACGTGGTGAAGAACTTAACTCCGTTATGGAACAAACACCAGCTCTAGCAAAGGCTATTGCTAAAGGTATGGGTATTACTGTAGGTGAATTACGTTCAGTAGCTGCTGAAGGAAAAATCACTTCACAGGAAATCGTTAAAGCACTTAAAAATGTCCAAGATGAAGTTGATGCTCTTTTTGCTAAAACTGACATTACAATTGGTCAATCATTAACTCTACTTAATAATGAAATTACTAAATTTGTAGGAGAGGCTGGTAAAGGAAGCGGAGTAGCACAGGTATTAGCTGGATCCGTTCAAACTCTTGCAAGTAATTTAGATTTAATTGCTGATGGGGCTTTAGTAGTTGGAATTGGATATATCACTCGTGCAATTTTGATGAAGAGCGCAGCGATTAAGGAGGGAATGGCATCAACATTAGCGAGCCGTCAAGCCTCTGTATTAAATGCTCAAGCAGAATATGCAGAAGCTACTGCTGCTTTGAATGCAGCAAAAGCTCATCTCGTGAATTTGCGAGCAACAAATGCAGAAACCCAAGCTAAATTTGGAGCAACTGCGGCAGCAACTCGATACGCACAGGCACAAGCGGCAGTAACTGCTGCTACAAATGCACAAACCGCTGCACAAACACGGCTCTCAGCAGCTTCTTCTTTGGTTGGCAGTATTGGTAGTCGAGCTTTAAGTCTTATCGGCGGTCCAATTGGCGCAATTACCTTAGGTGTATCCGCTCTAGCAGCAATATATACTTATTTTAAAGGTAAGGCAGAAGAAGCGAATAGAACACTTGCTGAACAAGCCGAAGTGGCTAACCGTACAGCTGAAGAATTAAAAGGCTTAAAAGGTGAGGCAAAAACTAAAGCTATTAATGACTTAACAGCGGCCTTTAAAGCTCAAAATGAGGAGTTGAAAAAAACAGAAATGGCTGTTGGTTCAGCTTTAATTGATATTCAAAACTTCGGTAAAGGTAATGTTGAACTTACAAGGATTTCTAATGAAGCTCGATTGGGCACAATTAGCTACAAGGAGGCTATGGAGCAACTTGCTAAACAGAAGTTACCTCCAAGCTTAAGAGATGCATTAAAGGAGCAAATCGACAAATACAATGAGGCTTATGAAAAAGCTGATAAGACCAAAACAGCCATTAAATTGTTTGGTATTGAAGTTATCTTAACGGGTAACAAAGCACAAAATGCAGCAATTGAGCAGCAGAAACATGCTGATGCTATCAAGAATACAAAACAGGCTGCAGATGAGGCTAAAAAGTCCTTGCAGGAATTGTATGCAGATAAATTGTGGGATACGCAATTTGTCGAGATAGTAATGAAAAAGGGCTTTTCTGAGTCTCAGGCTAACGATTTGCTGAAGCTTTATAAAGATTCAATAGCTAAGGGTCTTAAGGCAGCAGACCGAGAGGCTATGAAATCATTAACGGATACTTGGAAAGCTGAAGAATCAATCAAAGCTATGACTGATGCTAGAACTGATTCAATACGTGAACAGAATAAAGCATTAAAAAAACAGGGGGTTTTATTAGCTGGAAATGATGAAAAATCACGAAATATGCTACGAGTGTATCAGGCATTTCGAAATGCAGGGTTAGGTGACAAACAAGCACGTGTAATGACAGCTCAAGTTGGGCGAGAGACTGATTTTAGAAATGAAGCAATGTTTGGTAGTCATAAAGATGCAAATAATGGTTATACCAACACAGGGTTTTTATCTTGGCAAAAAAGTCGCTCAACTAAATTAATGCAGTCTTTACAGGGACAAGGAGTCTTGGATAAAAACGGTAAAATCCAGCAAACTCAAGATGCATTAGATGCAATGGCTAGGCATGCAGTGCAAGAGGCGATGACCGATAAAAGTTATAGCAAATCTAAAGCCGCTCTTCTTAATGATGATTTAGACTATCGAAGTTTAGAGAAAATTGTTGCCAAAAACTTTATTGGTTGGGATTATGAAGGCAAGAAGTTAGGAAAAGATAAGGCTTCAAAGCATCTCGCAAAACAAGATTCCTACTTTAAGCAAATTAGCGATATTCTTGGTGCAAATCCAGAAAGTGCTTTGAGTTCAATTAAGACTATCTCAAAGTTCGAAGATGAAGCATATAAGGCACGTGCTAAAACTCTTGAGGAAGTTAAGCAGCTACAGACAACATATGACTCAGAAACAATTGCTAGAAGCAAAAAACGTGAGGAGGAAATCAATAAAGCTACAATTTTAGGTCAATTAGAATTAGTTCCTAAAATTAAGGAGCGCTTTGATGCTGAAGATAAATTAGCTCAAAAACAATTTGATTTTGAAGTAAATGGTTATAAGTGGACTGAAGAACAAAAGCTTGATTACACATATGAAACCAATTCATTACGTCTGGTTGCTGAGGGTAAATTAACAGAAGAACAGCGCAAAATTGCGATTGATTCGTTTAAGTTACAGCAGCAACAAGAATTAGGTTTACTAAAACTTGCACAGGAACAGCGGTTGTTTCAAGCCCGTTTATCTCTGCTTTCGGAAACGCAAGCCATGCAGGAACGTTACAGACTCGAACGGGAGGAAATTCTTAAGAATACCAAGCTTTCTATAGAAGAGCGGCAAAAGCTAATCGCATTATCTAAAGCCAATCAGGATAAAGAGACACGCGATAAAGTGAATAATGCTGTTCAAAACTGGGTTGGTATCCAAGCGGATATGAATGGTACCGGCGAGTTTTTCAGACAAGATCAGGAACGATTTAGCCGCTTAAATGCTGCAAATGATTTAGCAGATAGTCAATTTGCTGCTACCGACCTGAATGAGCAAAACTCTTTAGATGGTTTGAATGCTCAATTCGAAGCTGGACTAATTAAGCAGCAGGATTACGAAAATCAGAAAACGGCTATCATTCAAGCTGCTCAAGATCAACGTAATCAGATTGCTGCTGAATATGCAAAGAATGCTCAGGATATTGAAGATAAGTATCAACAAGATCGCTTGAACACTCAAATTGCATTTGGTGGCCAAATGATGGGTTCACTCACATCGATGTTTGGTTCAATGTTTGGTGAGCAGTCTAAAGCATACAAAATAATGTTCGCTGCAGATAAAGCTTATGCGATTGCAGCTGCCGGTATTGCGATTCAGCAAAATATTGCAGCAGCTTCAAAAGCTGGTTTTCCTCTTAATTTACCGTTGATTGCTGGGGCGGTTGCTCAAGGCGCTAGTATCATTGCAAACATCCGGGCAATCAAAGATCAAGGCTTTGCTGACGGTGGTTACACTGGATCAGGTGGGAAATATCAGCCTGCTGGTATTGTCCATAAAGGAGAGGTGGTCTGGTCCCAAGAAGATATTAAACGCTGGGGCGGAGTTGGTTTAGTTGAGAAAATGCGTAAGAGTGCAAACCCTGAAGCTTTTCTCAATAACAATGCTTCAGCTGATAGTGTCATGCGCCGTGCAATGATGAGCTCTAATGCCTTTATAGAAAGCCAAAAGCAATCTGATATCTTTAATCAACCGGTTCAAGATACTCAGATTATTTATAAGGGTAATAGAGACACACCTAAGTTAGCTTCTTCGGCAAATTCTGACCTGTTCCATGACGGTAAAGTCTATTTCTCATCCAATGGTTTAGTTCTGGTTCGCTCAAATCTGGATGATGTTCAGGACTTTACTTCAGGACGTGCTTCACGCCCTCAAGCTGAGATTAAGCCTTCAATTGAGCCAGCTTCATCGATAATCAATTTCAAAATTGAAGTGATTAATCAGGTGAGTGGGGCGACAGTTGAAGCCGAACAACTGGATGAGCAAACAGTCCGGATCATTGTTAAAGATGAAATGGATAAGCAGCTTCCAAGAACGGTACCGAAGCTTGTAAGTGATCAAATTGGTAATCCAAACTCAACTATTAGTCGATCTTTGACTGAGAATACCACTGTAAGGCGTAACCGTTAACTATGTGAGGCCGCCGAACGGGGGGGCATTTCACTACCTATACGCTGTATTCGACTTGCTTTCTAACGATATGTACAAAGTGTTTCTGACTTTCGATACACTTTGTTTCATATATTTAAGATATTTAAACGTTTATCAAGACGACGTTATTTGGCGTGTAGTTTTTCTAAAGTAATAGAATTAGACAGATTATGAAAGTTTCTGGCTTGACTACTTATCGGAACTACGATATTGACTTCGGTAGTAATTTCAACGTAATATTCGCGCTAAGAGACCTTCTTATTAATTAGTAAGAAGGTGTTTTCGTCTCTGGAGTGTATAGCCTTGGGAAAATTAAATCTAGTGTTAACTATAAAGATTATAGTCTCCTCAAATATGTGTATTCATCCGTAATAATTGCATATATTTGTTCAATAGACTTGTATAACAAACCTTGATTAATTCTATATAAATCATATTAGGCATACCATGACTGAATTTAAATGGCAAATTGATAGTATCCGTACTGTATTATTCTTTAACGGAGAAATTAATTTTAAGAAAAAAGAATGGTCGAAAAATATAACTGGGCTTGAAATTTCTAATGAAATGACCCAATCGGAAGAAAATGGACGTTTGATTCAATATGTTGAAATTACTAATCTTGATAGTAATAAGCAATTTAATTTGGTTTATTTAAAAGATCAAAGCTTAATTGATTTACAATTAGTATTTGAAAGAGATGAAAATTTTTATACTTTCAATGAAATAATCAAAGAGGTAGATTTTTTTTACGAAAAAATTAGCGTATTTTTTGATCAGCTCAATGAAAAGATTATTCGTATTGGTAATGTTGTTGAGCTTAGTATACCTGTTGATAATGAAAAAATAGGTTGTGATTTGTTAAGAAGTAATGTTTCTTATTTAAATAACATGCAGGAGGATTTAGAAGAAATTAGTTATAGAACTAATAAATCATATTTTATTGACAATATTAAAATTAATCAGGTTGTTCAGTATTCTAATGGTCAGAAAACGTCATTGGTGATTGATCCTAATATAGGAATTCCCAAGGCTAAAGTGCAAAAAAATATTCTAATGAATATAGATGTTAATACAGATGCTTCTCATAGATCTGAATTAGATTTCTTAAAATTCATTCCATTATTACAAGATTCAGTAAAAAAATTAATAAGAAATGGAGGTACTTATGTTAGTTGATACCTATTCAAGCTCATTAAGTTTACCTTCTTTTTCGAGTAATACACTAAATTCTATAAATCGTAGTACAACTGTAGTTTCTAATTATAATGGAGTTGCTAATCGCGTAAATAAAAGCGTTGAAAATTTCATTGATCATACTGAATCAATGCGTGTTTTTTTTAAAAGCTTTCTAAATAATCAATCAGATTTTCTTGCGTTTTTTTTATGCTTATGTGTCATTGGTTCTTTTCAATCATATGATCTTAGACTTGATAGTAAAGATAATATTATTTCACCTGAGATATTTAAAGATTCTAAAAATAGTTTTTGGTGGGATAAAAAACATTATTTTGAAATATATAAATTAGAAGCAACTAATAGAGGAAGAGAGGCTTCTGCATATATGACAGTATTAATGCATCAAGCTGTACAAGTTGAAGACCTTAAGTTTTTAAATAATTTTTTTCAAGAGTTAAATAAAAGTAGTTTAACTTCATGGTCTCTCATAGCTTTATTACGCTCAACAAATGTTTATAAAAATCAAATTTCATTGTGGAAAGAAATGTATTTATATACTCAGAACGTTGTTATAAATGAGGGATTAAACCCAAAACGTGAGATGTATGGCTTAGATCGCGGTTTAAATATATAAATTTTAGTTGTGAGTAAGCTTTTATAATGAATGCAAAATTTCAACTCATTAAAGACATTAATTATAAACCCAAAGACTCACAACTTGGAGTCATAATTAAAAAGGTAACATCAGAACAAAATCATACTGGTTTTGTATTTATTGAAGATAATAAATTAGTACTAGCTCATTTTGGCTGGCATGAAACCTATTTTTTTCAAAGACGTAATGACTCTGACGGTTATGCTATGTACTGGTTTGATTTAGAAAAAATTCCAGAAAGAACTCTTGTACATATAATTAATGAACTTGAACAAATTTCTCATAATAAAGATTTGAATAATAATGAAGTTTTCTATTTTCCTGCTCCTTATGGAATCGTAAATTTTGGTGGATCTAGGATCTCAGGAGGTGATTTTCTAAGTACCCCTAATACGGTAGGTGATAGCCTTACATGTTCAGTTTTTGTTAATTGTATATTTGAACAATCCGGTTTTCCAATCCTAGATTTAGATACCTGGAAAACAACAGAGCAGGACATTGAATGGCAAACTAGTATTCTTGATAAATTAATTGGAAAATTGAGTCCAGAGTTTATGCGGATACAGCGTGAAAATGTAGGTAAAGTTCCGCGGTTACGTCCAGAACAAATGGTTGGAGCATGTTGTGTTTTTGATTATGAGCTAGTTGATTTTGATACAGCAGATAGTGCAGCAATAATTGTTTTAGAGCAATTAGAAGCGCTAGGTTGTTAATAAATAAATTTAATTTTAAGTGATGTTTTTGTATTTATATTCAAAAGTAATATCTATTAATTTCTAAAAATTAATCAAGTTAACTTTAATAAAAGAACCCGCGAAAGCGGGTTTTTTTATTACCTGAAGGAAAGTTATGTACAAGTTAAAGCTAAATCCTCAGACCAGCGGCTATGGCGTAACACCGGGTGATGATGTGAAACGTCAGCAGATGGACGGCGGTCGTGGTCGCTATTACATCGATGTAAAACGTAATAGCCACATTGTTGATGTGAACTGGAATTTAAGTAAAACCGATTTCAATAAAATGATGGCGTTCTGGCGGGTATACCAGAACAAGCCAGCCTCATTTTATGCGGATCTGGTGATTGATCAGGGAGCTCGTCAGCAATACCTGTGTAACTTCATTCCGAACTCGTTCAAGACCAATGAAGTGAATGGCAACCTTTACCGGGTAAATGCACAGCTCGAAGTTGTTCAAAACCAGCCTAACCTTACTGCCGATATCGCTTTGATTAAGGATTGGGAGGTCTAATGGATAACGAATATGCCAAATTCTTTTTCAATCGGAAAGTTGATGTCTATCAATTGGAGTGTATTGAGCTTTCTCATCCTTCTTTTATGAATACATACCGAATAGTCCGTAATGATGACCGAGGTGTTTATGTTCAACATAAGGAGGGATCCGGTCAGGTCTATTATGAATTTTTGCCAGCATCTATTCAAAGATCCGGAATGCTGGGTGATCTGGACCAGACATTAACAGTCTCTATATCTGGTTTAGGTGATGTAATGCCGGATGAGTTTGAACGGGTAATCGAAGGCCAATATCCCGATGTAAAGCCAACAGTAAATTACCGGATTTACAGTTCAGACAATCTGAATTCTCCAATGTTTTATTTACTCGGACTACAACTCTCAAGTGTCGCCATGAACCATAAAGCTGTGACATTCAAGGCTGAATCACCACGATTAAATACCACTAAAACTGGGGACATTTTTGCACTGGATCGCTTTAGTGGTTTGAAGGGGGCTATATGAAAAGTCATGATCATTTGCTTGATAAGCAATACGATGACGAACACTACAACTGTGTTCACTTTGTTCATGAAGCTGCAATGGACCTATACGGCATAGATCGGGCGGAAGCACTTGAACTCTTTATGCAGCCTAAGGGCAAAATTACTTTTTTATCTTCACGGTTAAAACTTTTAAATCCGCTACCCATGCCCAAGGAAGGCTGCATAGTCGCCTTCCATCCGAGACAAAGAAATAAGCCCCCGCATGTGGGGCTTTTTCGTGGGCAAAAGATTCTTCACCTCATGGAAAGCGGAGTCACTTATTTGCCTGAAGAGGTTGTGATGGGAATGGGGTTTAATCGGGTCAGTTATTATGATTAAAGTTATTTATAAAAAAGACGCTTTGTCTGAAGAAAAGACAATTGAACAGGCTCAAACCATTGGGCAATGGCTCACTTCAAAATATGAACATATGCCTGAACATGTGCGTATCTTTCATACTACAAGCAATATGGATCATGCCGAAATTTCATTTGCGAATGAAGTCACACCAAAGAATGCATATGACTTAAAGCAGCTTGATTTCTTACCGGGCACTTTTATCGTAGTTGAGAACCCTAAATGGGTCGCGGCTATTGTTTCGATTGTGATTAGTATTGCGATCGCATTTTTAATGCCAACGCCATCAATAGCACAAACGACTCAAAATACTAACCAGTCTTCTTCAGCAAACAATGAACTTTCTAACCGGGAAAACAAGATCCGGGTGAATGGTCGTATTGCTGATAACTATGGAGCTGGGTGGAATACTCCCGACCTAATCGCAGTACCTTACAAGGTATATGAAAACAACGTTGAAGTTGAGCATGTAGTGGGCTGTATTGGGCGTGGACACTATAAAATCAATGGAGCTTATGACGGTGAAACCAATATTGTCGATATTGCTGGCGCATCGGTAGAAGTCTTTCGACCAGGTGTAGATATTGTTTCAGGTGAGCCATATTTCTCGCTTGGTACCGAAATTACCACGCCGCCACTAACGGTTCAGCATCAAACTTCTGTTAATGGCCAAGTTTTACGTCCTGCTGATACACAATCTTTAGAAGGTACGAACTACCTTCATTTTGCATATCCAAACGAGATTCTTCGGGCAACGGCAAACAACACAGATTTAACCACTAAGTTTGTAAGTAATGACCGCGTAGAAATCACCAATGCCTCATTCACGTTTAATGGCCAGACTTTTGATTTAAATGGTACTTATAGCGTTCTATCGGTAGCTGATGACCGTATGACGTTATCAAATCCGGCGGCCGTTAATGCTAACTGGTTAAAGCTTAAAGAGTTAAATAACCAACAAACTGCAGCTTTGTCACCAAAGATCAGTTCAATAGGTGAAAAATGGATTGGTCCATTCATTCTGGACAATGTTGAACGTAGCCGGGTGCTGTGTAATTTTGTGGCCACCAATGGACTTTATACCGTTTCTTCAGGTGGGAATCAGGCCGCTGTTAATGTCACGATTGAAGTTGAAGTAACACCGGTAAATGAATCTGGTGCAGCGATTGGTAATCCGATGCTGAAGCAGATCATTTTGAAAGGTTCGGCAAAGTCACGTCAGACCGTTGGTGCAACACTTGATATGGTCACGTTTCAGGGGCGTTGTAGTGTCCGTGCACGCCGTTTAACTCCGACTCCGACAGTCACAACAGTTGTTGATGAAGTAAAGTGGCAGGCGCTTTACGGTGCTTATCCTTTACAAAGCACAGTGTATGAACATGAAACGGTTTTTCGTGCGCGTACTTATGCAACCACTGGAGCTTTATCTGTTAAGTCCCGCAAGATCAATTTTGATCTTCAGCGAATGTTGCCGACTTATAAAAACGGGGCAATGACAACAGAGCTATATCCAACGTCTAGCTTTGCTGATGCTTTGGTATCTATGGCACTCGATGACAAGATTGGCCGCCGTTCGATCGATGAGATTGATCTTGAAAACATCTATCGGACCTATAATGATGTAGTTGATTATTTTGGTACGCCGCTAGCGGCTGAGTTCTGTACTACCATTGATGATACGAATCTATCTTTTGAAGAGCTGGTTACCAATCTTTGTGATGCGGTGTTTTGTACTGCATATCGGCAAAACAATAAGCTCAAGCTTTATTTTGAACGGCCAACTGATAACTCGGTAATGCTGTTTAACTTCAGGAATATCATTCCGGATAGTTACAAGCATGACCTGACCTTTGGCGTGATGGATGACTACGACGGACTGATCTATGAATACACGGATCCGACCGACGATAGCCGTATCAATATCTATTTACCGGATAAAGGAGCCAAAAACCCAAAAGAGGTGAAATCTGTTGGTGTACGAAACAAGTGGCAAGCGCATTTCAATGCATACCGGATTTGGAACAAGATGCGCTTCCAGCGCAAATCCATTACCTTTGATGCGGCACCAGAATCAGAATTACTGGTTTTACGTGACCGGATTGCTGTAGCGGATTATCGCAATGGTATTCATCAAAGCGGCGAGGTGGTACAGCAAGAAGGTTTAATTCTCACCCTAAGCCATGATGTCGATTTCATTGCAGGCAAGAGTTATGTGATTTATTTGCAAATGGGGGATGGTACCGTGGACCTGATTCCCGTTACGCCGGGTTCAGCCAAGAACAAAGTAGTTTTAGGGCGTTTACCGAACGGGGCCTTAAAGCTTAGTCCCGATGACTTTGTGAATACTATCTACACCGTAGTTAATGACGATACTAAAGGCTCATTGCCTTATCTGGTTGCAAAAAGAGAACCTGCTGACCAGTTCTCTAATACCATTACGGCAATTAATTACGATGAACGTTATTACCTCAATGACAAGGACTTTATTGATGTGCCAGTAGATGATTCACCGATTTACATTCGATATGACCAGCTGGATATAAATCTGGTGCGTTTGTATCAGATGCAAAGAGGGGATTTGCCAACGACTGGCGAAATTAGCTTTGTAGTTGAAGCTGGTGCGCTGGTTTCAAGTTCGAGTTCTTACCGACCTGAGACCAGATTTGTCTATAAATTTGACTACAACTCTAGTCCTCCAAAACGAGAGTATATCGTTCCAGCTGCATCAGAATTACCTGCTATTGATACTGGTGAGTTTCCACCTGATCTGGTGGTGAATCTGACGATTAAAGGTGCTGTTGTTGGACGTGGTGGTGATGGAGGATTGCCACATTTGGCATTTGGTGCATGGTCTACCGATCCAGATTACAACTTTACCAAAACCCGCCGTGATGGGTTTCAGGGAGCACCCGGTTTGTTGAACCGGCACAGTAAATTGAACCTGATCATTGATGGTGGAACTCTGGCTCGAGGCGGATCTGGTGGCGGCGCAACACCAAGCGGTATTTACACTGAATTAACATATGGAGTCCAAGGTATACCCGGTGGAGCTGGTGCACCATTTGGACGGGTCATGACGGGACAGCCCATTTCAAATGACTCGCAAGACTGGCGTTGGTACTTAAATGGTGACTTTATGGTTGTCAAAGTAACCGATGCTGAAGCTGCAGTGCCCGGTAAAGGTTACCGAACCCAAAATGACCGTTATGGATCTCCATTATCAGGTGATGGCGGAAACTGGGGCGAACGTGGTACCAAGTCCACTAATGATGAAACGTGGAACTGGCAATACCATGGAACGACTGAAGGCCAGCCGGGACTGGGAGGACCTGCAATTGTGGGAGTTGCTCCACTTACAACCAAATTAATGAATGGAGGGAAAATCTTACAAACCCTTTAAACCTCATAAGAACTTTGAGCACCCAATTCGGGTG